ACTCTTGTAACCATTGAAAGAAATATATCTCCATCGGATCTTAAAGTTTGGAAATATTTTCAGGGGGAAGAACCCAATAATGATAATGATATTGGTAAAGCTGGGATTAAAAATTATCAAGACTATATTGATCTTGAGGTAACTGGGCTTCCATATCATATATTTAGTAATATAATTTCTCTTTCTGTTAACGATTTTAAATCGTTCATATCTATGTCTCCGAGTGATAAACGTATCATCATCGATAAACTTTTTGCAATGGAAATTATCAATAGAATGAATGATCTTGTTAAAAAGGATCTTCGCGATGCAAAAATCAATATAGATCTTTATGACCGAGAGATTATTTCCCTTCAAAATGCTATTAAAGGCGCGGAGAAGGAGTTGGAAAATCTTAAAAAAGAGGTAGCAGAAGATAATACAAAAAAAATTGAGTTAATAATAGCTAAAATGGCCGAATTCAAGCCAAAATTAGAGGATGCTTATAAAAAACAAATTGCATATCAAAATAAGCAGGAAGAGATAAGAAGAGCTTTTAAAGCTTTTTTCGAGCAAAAAAATAAAATTCAATCATCTATTAAAGAACTTAACAAAAAAATAGATCTTTATCGCCAGGATAAATGTCCGACATGTGAAACCCCATTTGATGATAAGAGATTCGAACTCGTTAGAGGGGAATTAGACGAGTCAATACTCAAAAAGAATGAGGAACTTAAGGTTCTTATAGATGGCGAAGCCAAATATGACGAGGCTTTTAAAAAAATACAGGAAACCCTCGGAAAGATTAATGAATATATTATTCAGATTCGCTCTGCAATTCAGTCTCTCCAAAAAGAATATAATAAGCTTAAAGGGGATAAACCTAAAGAATTTCAAAGTATAGAAAACATTATATCTAAAAATTCCGAGACTATTCAAAAGAAGGAGGAGGAAAAAGTCCAGCTGGATGACAAATATAAATATATGGCGGTTCTTGAGGATCTTTATAGCGACAATGGTGTAAAGAAAAGAATTATGGAATCTTATCTTCCTACATTGAATAAAGAAATTGAATATACTCTTCATGAACTTCACTTTCCGTATGAACTTTATTTCAATTCAGATTTTGAACCCCAACTACATCAATTAGGTATTGAGGTTAGCGTAGAAACATTATCAACTGGAGAAAAAAAGAGGGTTGATTTAGCAGTCCTTATATCAATTATTAGAATGCTAAAACGTAAATATCCCTCTTTGAACATTTTTATGCTTGACGAGGTTCTCTCCTCTATAGATGGGGATGGGATCTATGATATAATTTCTCTTCTAAAACAAACTGCAAAAGAATTATCTATGAATATTTTTATTATAAATCATTCCGCTCTTCCCGTAGAATATTTTTCCTATAAAATAGAAATACAAAAAAATTCAGGTTTTTCCGATATGACGGTGGAAAAATTAGACGATAGCGAATATTAACTATTTTTTCTTGTTTTTCGTTCTTTAATATATAAAATAAAATATCCATATTATGAAAAAAAATCGTCTTTTTGAAGATGCCTGGAAACAGTGTAATGAAGAGGTTAAGATGGCAAAAATGCAACTTAAAAACATTCAGGCTAATATTCGGGAACTTTTAGACAATATTGAAACTTGCGATGAGCTTGATGTATGGGTACAGAGTTATCTTACTAAAGCTGATGATTATCTAGACTCCGTAAAAAAATATGTTGTATTTGGAAAGGATGAGGATACTACTATTATTGAGCCAACTTTAGTTAGCGGAGATACAACCCCGCTTGCTACAGAACCCATTATGCCTCCTATTGATAAATATGACCCAGATGTTGAAAAAACCTCGGCAATGGACTTAACCCCCGATACCCCGGAGGAGGCTGAAGAAGAACCGGTTAAAGCCGAATTTCCAGAAGAAATAGAAGGAGAAGATGAATTTCCGGAAGAGGATGAAGAAGAAATAGAAGGAGAAGATGAATTTCCGGAAGAGGATGAAGAAGAAATAGAAGGAGAAGATGAATTTCCGGAAGAGGATGAAGAAGAAATAAAAGAGCCGGAAGAATTGGATCTAGATGATGAAGAATTTAAAATGCCTTCTATGAGGGATTTTGAAGTTAAGGGGGGTAAAACTATTTCTGAAGTTCCAATGCCAAAACCAAAAGAAGAGGATCAATTAAGTTTGGAAGATATAGACTTTTTTAATAATCAGGAATATTCAGGTGAAGAAGAAATGATTTAATAAAATAAATTGAATTATATGAGAAAAATGGTATCTGAAGATGTTCATGATTTTCTTAATCCAGAGAAAATTGATCTAGATCTTTCAGTTATTAAGGATTTAGGTGATGAATCTCTCAAAAATAATGATGAAGAACCATATATCGAAATAGAAAATACGATAGATCAGATGAAAAAAATTTTCCGAACGGAAATTGCAAGCCCGGAATTTTCAAGAGGAATTTTTACTTTACAACTTAATGATGGGAGGACATTGGAAGGTACCCCTATGGCTGAACTTTCTACTGGAAACGCATTTCTTTTTAAAATTAATGGGCATATTCAAAAAATTAAATTGCCTAATATACGAGAATTCGATTTAGCTGAAGAGATCGAGAAATCTAAATCCGAAAGAGAACTAGATGAAGAATATAATGGGTATAATTTTATAGATTATCTATATGATATTTCTGATTTTATTGAATCCCATATTCTGGATCGGGGATTAGTCGGGGAGGAGGATCAAGAACTGGTGGGTTGGTTAGAAGAAAATCAAGACTCATGGGATTTACAAAATCTTTTTGTTACTGGAGTTCCATCGAATGAGATTGCTCTTCAGATTTTGAAAGAATTCCAATATGATGAAGAAGAATAAAATAATTTATTTTATGTTAGTAAATGAATCACTTTATGAATTTTTAAATGAAGATTTAGGAACATTAAAACCTTTTTCAGATATTCCCGAAGAATGGAAAGATAGGCTTCTTAAAACAGCTTCTTGGACAGGAATGGGTGGTGAGAATTCCAAAGTTATGGAGCTTTCTTCTGATTCGGATTACAAAACTCTCTTAAAAAACTTAAAGGATGATAATCTAATCATTGCTATTATTAAGAAAGATGGGGTTTCCGAATATATGATCGAAAAAATATCTCCTAATAAATTTAAAGTAAGAAGAGCCGAAGGAGAATATTCTATAAAACAAGCTAAAGAAGCTAAAGAGCAGAAAGCAAGAGAAGACACTCAAAAATCTAATGAATCAATAAATCCTCCTAAAGCGGATGAAATAAATGAAAGACTCCGTAGAAGTTATTATGATTCTGCGGATGTTGGAGATATGTCTGTTCCTCAATTACAGGAATGGCTTGACCATCAGAAAAAAGAAAACCCAAATTCTAAATATCAAATATTCCTTATCTTTGCTGATATTGAAAGAGGCAAAAAGAGGCAGGGAAGAATGGAGTTAAGAAATATTCAAGATCCTCTTGAGGTTGGACAAAATTATCATGAAAAAACAAGATCTCAAAAGGAAAGATACGAAATTTTTTCTGAAAAGAAAAGAGCCCAACTTGATAAACAACTTGATAAAGTTCTTGATGATTTTAAACAGCAGCTTGTAAATAATTTCGACAAATCCATAGAAAAAATTGTTTCCGATATGAGGAAAGGATATTCCTGGAATTTAGACGTAAAAAGCATCGGAGAAGCTCTTCTTAAAGATGTTAATATGGCTGAACTTAAAAAGTTTACTGCAGCTTACGATGCTATAGAGCCTTATAGAGATCCAGATTCAGTTAAAGCCGCTAAAGAATTGAAAAAACTAGGATTCTAATTCATAATAATTTATTGGGGGTGCTAATGAAACTTAGCACCTTTTTTATTGTAAAACGTTCATGAATAATTTTTATATAATATTTTAGATGTTCCGATTGGATCTGGGAAAAATAATAGAATATATAAATTAAAATATTATGGAATTTGTATGCAGGGAATGTAATAAATCATTCAGTTCTAAATTAGGTTTAGGAAATCATATAAGCAACTCCTACAATAAAAAAGATTATTATGATAAATGGATAAGAAAATATGGGGAGAATATTTGTCCAATATGTTCGGGAAAAAATGAATTTAGATCTCTTCGAGACGGATATACTAAAACTTGTAAAAAATGTTCTAATAAAATTAGATTTCCTTCAAGAAAGGAATATTGGATTTATCGCGGATATACTGAAGATCAAGCAGATAAAAAAGTAATTGAATCTCAAAAAGAAAAATCTGACAAAGTAAAAAAACACCATAATAATGCTACTATGGACTATTGGCTTAAAAAGGGATATTCCAAATTAGAAGCTATTGAGAAAATAAGAAAGAGACAAAGTACATTTAGCAAGAATCTTTGTATAGAAAAATATGGAGAAATAGATGGCTTAAAAAAATGGAGAGCTCGACAAGTTAACTGGCAAAAAACTTTGCATGATAAATCTATAGAAGAATTAAAAAGGATCAATAAATTAAAGGGGGTTACTCTTGAAAATATGATTCGAAAATGGGGGGAAATTGACGGTACAGAAAAATATAATGATTGGAAATTGACATTAGGCGGAAGGGGCAAAAGTGTATCTAATATTTCTCAAAAATTGTTTTTTTCAATATTGGAAAATATAATAGATAAAAATAATGTTAAATTCGAAAAACACCAAAAAAAATTTTATATAAAAGAAGATAAAAAATTTTATTATTATGATTTTAAATATCATAATAAAATTATAGAATTTAATGGAGATTTGTTTCATGCAAATCCTTTGCTATATAATTCGGAAGAATATCCCAATTTTTATTATCCCAATTTAACATCTAAAGAAATATGGAAAACGGATAAAATAAAATTGGAAAAATTAGATAATATTGATATGAGATATCTGATTATATGGGAATCAGAATTTAAAAAAGATCCTGATGAAATATTAAAAAAATGTTTAAATTTTTTAAATAGTGGTGAATGAATAATCAAAAAATAGAAGATTATATAAAAGAATTTAGATTAACTTTTCTGGGGAAAGAATGGATATGGCGTAGAGGTCAAAAAGAAGCAATAAAAGAAATTATAGATGCTTATTTTGATCCTGATTTCGATACAGTTATAGTTGATGCACCGGTTGGTTCGGGAAAGTCAATTTTAGCTATGTGTAGTGCCTGGATTTTAACTCAAGAAGGAAAAAAGGGATATTTACTTGCTTCTGATATAGCTCTACAGGATCAATACGAGAAAGATTTCAAACATTTTAATCTATCATGGGGTAGTATTAAGGGGGTGGACAATTATATTTGCAACGATAATTTCGATCGAAATAGCATGGGAACATGCCGAATAAAAAGTCTAAATCCATATAACATGGATTGTTTTGGAGATTGTCCTTATTATAGATCTCGAAAACTCGCGTCAGACTCAAACGCATCACTTCTGAACTACGCTTACTGGCTATCTCATATGAACTATGTCAATACGGTTATGAGTGAGGACAAGCAATTATTTAAGCCCAGGGATTTTACAATATGTGACGAGGGGCATAAAATACTGGATATTGTTCAAAATAATTATAGTCCAAAAATTGATACTAAAACAATCGAAAAAATACAAAAATTAACGGATTTCTTTTCAACATATAAAGTTCAGGATCTTTCATATGAATGCATATGTTTAAAAAAACTGATTCAAACTTTATGGATTGAAGAAAATCAGGATAAACTTCTTAATATTCTCGAAGAGATTCATGAGCATTTTAAAAAATACATAGGATCCATTGAAAAATTAAAGGGCAGGGTCAAGGAAGATTATCCAAAAGATAATCCTCCAAAAGAATGGAGGGAAGCTTTATGGCTTTCTAACTGGCTTATAGATATAGAGTATAAATTTGCAGATTATGTTGATATTATTCGAAAAACATCAACAAGAAATTTAGTTAAAAATCCGCAAGGAGAAGATACAATTGTTTTTAATTGTCTCAAGGAATCTTATCTGATGCATAAATATTTTCACCAATGGACGGGGTTTAGAGTTTTTATGAGTGCAACTTTTGCAGATCCAACAGATTATCTTCTCAGCATTTCTTTACGGGGAGCTAAATATATTAAAATGGAAAGTTCCTTTGATTTTTCCAAAAGCCCTATATACTTTTATAATAGGAGGAAAATGTCTTATAACCATATAAACGATAATTTACCTTGGCTATGCGAACAGATAAATGATATTTTAGATAATCATAAAGGGGAAAGCGGAATTATTCATTCAGCCTCATATGATCTTTCAATGAAAATATTTCAAAATTTATCCATCAAAAATAGAAAAAGAGTTTTGGTTTATAACGGAACTGAAGAAAAAAGAAAAACCTTGGAACTTCTTAAATACTCTAAGGATAGGGTTTTAATTGGTCCCTCTCTTCTTGAAGGCCTTGACTTGAAAGATAGGTGGAGTAGATTCCAAATATTTGCTAAAGTTCCTTATTTGAACCTTGGCGATCGATTTATTAAAGCAAAATTAGCGATAAATCCCGCATGGTATCGGATGAAAGCTATCCAAAATATTTTACAAGGTGTCGGACGTTCTGTCCGTTCCGAAACTGACTGGGCAGTCACATATATCTTAGATGGTTCTTTAAGCGATTTAATTCACAACAATCGCCGAGCTTTTCCAAAAGAGTTCATGGAGAGAATTAAAATTGTGGATAAATAGTATATATTTAAGATCTATTCAGTTCTATATCGGATGAATAATTCAAAGACAGAATCTTTTACATTAGTAATTCTGCAATATTTAATTATTGAAACAATAAAAAAATATTCCATCTGGATAAAGAAATGATCGGAAAAAAAAAGAAAGTTGCAGAAAAAAATAGATATAAATATATTATAGCTGATAAAAATTATGAAAAATTAGAAAATGGCTTTATATAATCACTATAATAATGAAGATATATTAATTCGTGCCGTTTTGGCAGGGCTTTTGGACATTCTTAATAATCATATTGAATACCGGCAGACTTGGGAAAATGATGATATAGAAATTGTCAAAGTCCCCTGGTTCTATAATCAATCAGGGGATGAACGTTTTATGCAGGATTTTTATACTCATTATGCGGAATGTTTACCGCCAAGACCGATAGACGGTAATTTTGATATGATTCCCAGAGGAGTTATTAAATATTCGGGGTCTACAATAAATGCCCAAAGAATTACATCTCGTTACGTACAAGGACGTTATGTAAAAGAAGTAGATGGCAAACTTGAAAGCTATGTTTCTTTCTTATATTCTATTCCATTGCAAATTCGTATCGATTGTGAAATGTGGATCGATAGGGAAATTACAGCTCTTAAAATTGAACAAGAAATAAGAGAAACTTTTTATAAAACTATTACTTATTATACTTATTATAAAGGACTTCGAGTTGGATGTACTGTTGGATTTCCCGAAGACATTGCTATTGAGAAGAATGTACAATATAGTTTCGAAACAGATAATAAAATTAAATTAACTTTTTCTTTAGAAATAGAATCATATCAACCAGTTTTTGATAAGACCACGGAGATGAAAGCTACAACAAAGATTAAAGGATTTAACTATGATATTCATCCCGTTGGAATAAAGAATGATAAAACTCAATTTATAGTTACTACTCCTCAAGGAGGAGCGGTTATTCCGAAAGGAATTCCTCTTTGGATTCAATGGACATATACCAGAGAAAATTATGTGATTCCTAAAGTTGATTTATATTGGGTTTATACAAATACAAATGAAAGATTTGAAATAGATATATTTCAGCCAAATAACGAATATTATATTTGGAATATTCCGGATGATTTTACAAAATATATTCCCCCCACAATAATATGGGAGGATACATCTACAATATCTGTATTCAGAGAACCTACCATTAAAATTATTCCTGATTTAAGTACTGGATTAATAGATGCCAATTCATTTATTGTTTTTTCATCTGGATATTTTTCAAGTGGATCAAATGATACTTCTATAAATATTCAGCTTGAAATGAAAGATGACAGCGGGCAAATATATTATAGCCCAAATGGGGCTATTTATGCTAATATCAAATGGAACGAATTAGATCCTTCTGCTCCGTTTACCGTAGATGGATCTGTTTATTTTCCAGGGTTAGTGGATTACAACGATATAGATATTATACTTATCGATAGTAATCATCCGGATAACAACCAATTTGGTGTTGTAAATAAAATTCGTATTGTTTAATGATAGTACGAGAATCCATAAACTTTGAAAGAGGGATAGAACCTAAACATACAATGCGTATAGGCAAGTATGCTTTAATTAAGAAGTGGTTTGATGATTTAAACATTCCGGAAGATGAATATGTGATAAATTCAGATTTTAGTA